GACTGACCTAGGTATTGTAATTCCAGCAGTTCCAAATGGAACTGGAACTGGGGTCTTGGATAATTATGACTTTGTTTTACCATCAAATTTACAATCCCCCAACGTTTACTTTAGACTATTTCAACAATCAAATAGTGGCGCTAATTATGACCACTATGGAATATTAAGTGTAACATTTCTCGGTGATGTAACTATAGATGTCATAAATCCAACTATAACTCTGACAAAAAATCCACTACAAGTCAGTAATCCTACAGTTTCAGCAGCTGCTACTATCATTTTAGGTAAAAGAGTTCAATCAGTAAGTATTGTGAACGGAGGAACTAACTACAATGCCGCCACAACTTCAGTTAATTTTACTGGAGGTCTGTTCGCTACTACTGCATCTGCAACCGCAAGTATTGGAAATACCTTAGGAATAACTTTAACTAACGCTGGCGAAGGGTATTCATCAGCAACAATTAATTTGGTTGGTGGTTCTGGAACTGGAGCAACTGCAAGTATTACTGTTGCCAATAACAAAGTTTCTTCGGTTTCTATTACAAATCAAGGTCAGGGATATACAACTCCTCCCTCTGCTGTAATTAGTGCTCCAAACAATTTCTTGCTTCCAACATGTCAGGAAGTTGCATCTAGTATCAATACTATGATTGAAACGATAGAAGATCTTCTCTCCCCTGCTGCTGGTCAGTCTGGTGGTAGTTATAATCCAGGAGGAGCTGGTATAATAGCAATAACCCCAACTAATAGAAATAAACCAGGAAATTGGACGAATACTCTTACATATTCGAACTATAATATAATTGAAGATCCAAATATTTTAATTAATGAGTGTTCGGATGTAACATCATCAATTAATACTCTATATTTAAATACAAAAGATATTTTAGATAAAAAATCTGTTTCTAGAGTTTTACCAGATTTTATTGATGGTGAAACTAAAGTCTTCGATTTGTATTGGGAAAATGGTGAAGAAGTAGAGACTGATGTTGATGAAGATCTGTTTTTAACTATTAACGCTGTACTACAAAGACCAAAATACACAGAAACTTATCCTGGAGATGATGCTTATTACATCAATAGAGATACAATACCAAATCAAATAATATTCGATGTTGCTCCTATTTGGGACCAAGATTTTGGTGCCAAGAGCATTGGCGAACCAACTGCTGTTGAAAAAGTTATTGGTATTGGTGTTGGAAATTATAAGAGACTTACTATTGATTACGACTTAGTTAACAATATCAGAACTGGACCATTCTTAATTCTTGATGTAGAAGATAAAACAGTTCAAAATGTTGAGGAACCAGATTTTCTATATGTATTTTTAGATGGTGTTCTTCAAAGGAAAGGATATTCATATACCGTATCAGGTCCAAATATTTTCTTCAATGTTCCTATTTTGAAGGAAATGAAAATTGATATGAGATATTTGTATGGAAGAGATATTGGTCAAGTATTAAATATTTTTGATTATAATCCAGACACATATTACTCTAAAGCAAAAGCAAATATAACTGTAACTTCTGGATTGGAAAATCTTATTAAGTATTCTTGGATGGGAGAAAAAATTGGATCCCCGATCCATGCGTATCAATTAAATGCTAATCTAACATATCAAATGATTGGCGAGATTTCTAATTTGTATGCCGTTGGAAATAATTTACAATTTGATGTATTTGGTAATAAAGCATCTATTGATGTATCAAAACCAGTTTATTTTGCTGTAAAAAGTTTTTATAATATTAATACTTCTATAAATGTATCCTCTGCTACTCTTACATATGAAGTTGATGATGATGGAAGACTATTATTGTCTGATCTAGACCAAATATGGTCTGGCACAATTATTGGTAAGACATATAAAAGACCATTTGTAAGTCTATCTAATAATGATTCTATTCTTATAGAAGGGCAAGATAAACTTAGGAAAATTAAAAGACTTCCTAATATAGTAACAAGTAAAGAACAAAGAGCAGACAATCAAGTATCAAATTCCTTATTTGGAGTTGTAGATATTGAGAATTACAACGGAATTACTAGAGGCGAGGGATTGTCTGTTGTAGCGAGTATTCAAAATGGAAAGGTTGTATCCCTTACATGGAATCAAAGAAGTTATGATCCTATAACACCGCCAACAGCGTATCAATATGAAACTCCACCAGTATTACATTTTATACCATTAGATGGAAATGGTGGCGGAGCAAGAGCAAATGTTCTTGTAAGTAAAGGTCAAGTCATAAGTGTAGATTTACTTGATGGTGGGTCTGGATACACGCAAGCACCAAAAATAGTTGTAGCAAGAAGATTTGATATTTTAAATGAGCGCGATATTGGTATTTCACTTATTAATCTTGGTATCGATTCTAACGGTGCGTTTGGAGCTGGATTTGCAGTTTTTTCAAATATTGATGTATTAGGAAACCAAGTTTCTGGTGTAGATTCCTTTACTTCTATATTCTTTTCTAGTCCAGAAACTCTTGAAAGATATATCACAGCAATTATTCAACTCCAAGGTAAAGCAGGAACAAATTTACAACGTCTTGCATTTGAACTACTAAGAGTAACAACTCCTAATTTTGAAGACGTTAAAAAAATTGATACTTTTCATAATGTTACGGAAATAATTGCGACAATATCTGGAAGAGTTGAAGATATTATCTCTAGTTCTATTATTACTACAAATAGAGAAATAACTACAACATTTGAAAATCTAATTCCAAATGATGCTCTATCAAATATAAACTACTACGCAACTGCCGCATTCTTACAAGTTGATCTTGGTGCTACTGAAACTGTGATTTACGTTGCAGATACCAGTAAATTTAAGTCAAATGGATATCTATTAGTTGGTAATGAAATAGTAAGATATCTAAGAAAGATCAATGATCGTTTCTTACGAGTTAGTAGAGGAGAGTATGATACAACCCCACAAGCATGGGTGGCGGGAACATTTGTAAGACAAATACCAGATCCTATTTCTACTGTATATGGTGGTGTAGCTTATATTGAATCTTCATCTCAACTTGTTACTATACAAGGCGGTTTGGGAGCAATAAATGCGTCTGATACAATAACAAGATATGAAATACAACTTCCATCTACTACACTCACCTCTATAGAAAAAGAGATTGTAATCGATATCACATTAAATGGCGTTGTAAACTCTATATCTAATATATCATATACCACTTCAACAGTAGTAGAAACAATTCTATCGGATATTCAATCTGTATCATTAATATCATCCAATCAATACTTTACTACAGTTTTTGATATTAAGACAGAAGCAAAAGTAAATACAACAATATTTGAAGTATTGCTTTTTGTACCAAATTCTGGTATTGTCGATTCTATTGAAGAAACATTATTCTGGAATGATACTATTTTACAAAGAAGTGGGTCATTTGTAATATTAGATAATTCCATTTATGGAAAACATGTTATCCAAAGAGATGGCACTATAGTTCAAATTAAAAATATATCTTTAGATGATCTTACATTTATTGGAACATATGAAAGATCTAGAGTAGGTCATACTATAAGTCATTTTAATGGAACATTTGATGATGGAGTATGTGATGTTTCTGCTTTAACGATAGAAGCATTTGGATTATATTATCCTACTATGACTATTCTAGATTTTGAACTTAGAGGGAAATCTGGTTTTAATTTAGCTGGAGATTATTTTAATTTACTTCCTCCATCAATTCAAAATCCAGTTACTACTATTTCTCAAAACCCTGGAACAATTGGTACAACAATGTTTGTACGAAACACTACATACTTCCCAACTAGTGGATACTTATTTACTGGTAATGGTGGTGTGGTTCAATATACGGGTAAAACTTTAATCACATTTACTGGTTGTACCGTCGTTAGAGGTTCAAATTCTATAAGTGTAGGTACAGAAATCATTCCTCACCAAATAACCTAAATAACTACATAAATATAAATAACTTTGGCACAAATCACGTCGGAACGAAAAACCAATGGCTGCTATTATTTCTGATAAGTTTAGAATTTTTAACGCGAAACAATTCTTAGAATCGCTAACTGAAGGTGCTACGGATACAGGTTCCGAGCGTACTAGAATGTACTTCTTTGTTGGGCGTCCCCAACCTTGGAGAGCATACTTAGAAGTATTTTCAAAAGGAAGTGTTGCTATTACAGTAGGGCATAAGATCTTTGTTGGCACAACCGCTGCTCAATATGCTGCTTCAGCATTTAAAGCAACTGTTGCGGCGGTTTACACAAATGCGATCCTTCTGACAGATGTTTCTGGAAGCAATGGTGTTAATTCAACCCCTCCATTTGGCAGTACAATTTCCTCAACGGCAGATAATGGTACAACAATTGTGGCAAACGCAACAGCAGTTACTGGCGTTTATCGTTATGCCACAGAAGATATACCACCTCTTCCATTAGATAACTTAACCGAATTTAATGTAATTTATGATGAAATTATTGCTGCCAAGCGTATTACTGAAACATTTGCTAGAGCAGTAATTCGTCGTTACAATTGGGATCTAGTAGCAAATCCAAAGTACGATATGTGGAAACCAGATTACGCAGCTACGGCAGCAACTGGTGGTCAAATTGGAAAGCAAGCTGCCAACGGAGCAAGTTCAATTGCTGATGCTAAATTCTATGTAATGAATACTGATTATGAAGTATTTAAGTGTCTGTATAACGGTCAAACACCCGCTGCTGCCACTGGACAAAACGCAACCACAATGCCTAGCACAACAGCAGCTGGTTATGTTTCCTCAACTGGCATTTTTACAGAATCAACTGGAGCTGGTTACATTTGGAAGTATATGTATACTATTCCAACTGATGACGTACTAAGATTCCTTTCTTCAGATTTCAAACCAATTGTTCTTCCATCAAATCCTTCGCGTACAGCAGTAACAGCAGCCGCAGTTGCTGGCGCAATTGATGTTGTTTTAATTGAAGATACTGGTTCTGGACTTCCTGCCTCACAAACTCTTTATGCTTCAATCAAAGGAGATGGAACTGGTGGTATTGTCAAATTTGCTACTAATTCTTCTGGTGGTATTACTAGTGCTTCTATCGAGGCAAGAGGATCTGGATATACTTATGCAAATGTTCTTTTAGGTAATGGTAACCTATTCAGTAATGTAGGATTAACAACTGGTGTCGCCACTCCATCTGGATGGAAAGGAGCTCTGGAAGCTATTCTTCCCCCTCTAGGTGGTCATGGTAAGGACCATGAATCTGAACTAAATGCTAAGAGAGTTATGACGAATATTCGTCTAACGTACTCGGAAGGTTCAGGAGATTTCCCAGTTGATAACGACTTCCGTAGAATTGGTATTCTAAAGGATCCATATAACCATGGTACTACTACATTCTCTACTGCTGATACCCTATCTGGTCTAAGAGCAATTAAGATTAGCGGAGCAACAGCAGATTACATTCCAGATGAAACAATTCAACAAACAGTAACTGGAGGCACTGCCTTTGGTACTGTAGTTTCCTGGACACTAGATAGTGGTTCTACAACTGCAGGAGTTCTTAAGTATATTCAAACTACTGATTTCCATCTAAACAGTGGTGTTGTAAGAGCATTTGAGAGTAATGCATCTAATGCTATTACTGGTTCTTCATCTGCTGCTTCTGGAACTGTTGTTACATCTTTCTCTAGCAGTTCTGGTGGATTAACATTTACCTCTGGTTTAGCAAACCCAGAAATTGCGAATAATTCGGGTGAAGTTATTTACGTAGAAAATCGTAAACTTATCACCCGTGCTCCTGACCAGATTGAAGATATTAAGTTAGTTATTGAGTTCTGATCTTTCAAAACTTCGCTAAATACTTCAACGAGAATGCTAGTATTATTGGCGAGGTACAATGCCACAGAAGACCAATCTTAATGTAAGTCCTTACTACGAAGACTTTGATGCAAATAAGAATTTTTATAAAATTCTATTTCGTCCTGGTTACTCTATTCAAGGAAGAGAATTAACTCAGTTACAATCAATTCTCCAAAATCAAATTGAAAGTTTTGGTAAGTATACTTTCAAACAAGGAGAAATGGTTATACCTGGAGAGGTAGGTCTTAATGTAAAATTAGATTATGTTAAGCTATCTTCTGTATCTGAAGTTGCAGTAAACGATGGAAATGATATTGTTTACAAAAAATATGATATTGAGCAATTAATATCCAGGCAAGTTATTGGATTAACCTCTGGAGTTATTGGAACTATTCTAGCAGTAAAAACAGCGACTGAAACAACTGCTGATACTTTATATGTAAATTATTTAACTAGTGGTAATGCAAAAACTGAAGAAACTTTTAGGCAGGGAGAAACTTTAGAAGTTGTCGATGGAGTTAATACACCATTACTAGTAGTAGGAACTGATGGAAGTGTTTTACCAACTAGTATTGATGTTATAGATCCAGATACAAAAGAAAAAACAAATTTCCAAAGTCCAGCAATGGGATATGCTTCTGCTGTAAAAGTAGAAGAAGGAATTTATTTTGTAAATGGATATTTTGTTCGTGCTGACCAGCAATTGTTGGTTATTGAGGAATATTACGACAAACCATCCGCAAAAGTTGGTTTTGTTATTAATGAAAAAATTGTAACTCCAGAAGAAGATGCGTCTTTATATGATAATTCTATAGGATCATCTAACTATACATCACCAGGAGCTCATAGATTAAGTATTTCTCTTAAATTAAAAGAATTTTCTCTAGACGCAATTACAGATAAAAACTTTATTCAATTATTAACAGTTTTCAGAGGAGTAGTACAGAAAAAAGTATCTCCAACAAGTTATAATTTATTGGAAGAAACTCTTGCTAGAAGAACATTTGATGAGAGTGGAGATTATGTTGTAGATACATTTGCAATTGATGTTAGAGAATACGCACAAAAAAATGGAAATAGTGGTATCTTCACTGAAAGTGCGGGTGGCACATATCCAGACGTAGAATCTCAAACAGGCGCAACAATTTCAAAAACCGATGCTACTAAAAAACTAATAGCTAGTATTGGTCCAGGAAAAGCCTATGTAAAAGGATATGAAATTGTTAATAAAGAAACAAAATATAAAGTAATTAACAAGGCAAGAGCAAGTCTCAGTAGTGATAATGTAACAATCAAAACCAAAGGACTTCCAACTTTTAATCTTACGAACGTTTATGGAAGTGTTCCATTAAACAAAGAAGGATCTGATCTTACTGCTTATCCAGAAGTATTTCTATATTCTACTTTTAATGATGGATCTATTGGATTGAATAATACAGAATTAACTACCGCTCATCGACAAACTTTAAATAGAAGAGGATTGATTCTTGGTCCGAACGACGGAATAAAAACTATTACAATTCAAGTAACAAATACAACAACTTTAATTGGTTCAATTACTGATGGGACATTCCAAAATCTTATTGGAACTTTGTATTTTATCAAATCCAGAAGTGATGTGGGATCTCCAACTTCTACTGGAACAATAAAATCAATTTCATACGCAACTGTAAATAAACCACTTATTAATCCATCTGTCTCAGTTCAATTTTTAGAGTTGACAGTTATTGGAAATAAGGATGAGTTAGAATTATTAATGCTTGAATACGATAATGGAGATAGCGGATATAAGAGAAAAATATTTTTATCTGAAAGCACCGCACAAAATGATACTACTGAGTTTGGATTTATTGTTGATTATAGACAAACGCAAACTCCTGTAATTGGAACTGTTAAGCCAAGTAATTTTTATCTACAAAAAAGAGGATCTGGATTTAATCCAGATTCAGACATTGTTTTATCTAAGGGTCGTCTTTCAGGCGGATCATCTGCTTATAACACTACTTTTGGTTTTTCATATTTTGATCCCGCATTCTTTACAAAGATTACTCTAGAAACCGCTCCAACGGGTCTAACATCTTTTAATGAAGGAACATACGTCTATGGACTAAACAGTGGCGCATACGGCGTTGTAGAGGGGTCTCCGTCTGGAGTTTATAGTGTTGGTAATTTATTGTATGTCAAAACTCTCTCTGGTAGATTTTTATCAGGTGAAACAGTCAGAGATGAAAGTGGTGCTACAGTAAAGATTGCCAAAGAAAATACCATTTCACATTTTGTAGTTCAAAATAGAGGACTTGGTTATTCGCCTGGTTCAACTATTATTGTTAATGGTTTGGAATTTGATCCATCAAAAATTCAACTATTCTTAAGTGGAGATGGAAGAGTTTATAAAGCTCTTATTAATAATCGTGCTGCTGTCCAAACAGAATATTCTCAACCACCAGCAGTTAGTGTAAAAATTCCTACAGGAGCATCAAATCCATCAGCTGCTGCAGCTGTTGTTCCTGTTTTATTCAGAGATACAGTCGTAACATATACTCCACAAAATGTAAAATCAGTTGGATGTAAATTTGGTTCTGGAAATGTAAATACATTTTCAGCTGATGTCGTTGTAGATGATCAGTTGTTAGCAGAGATTAAATCTGTAACTGACTTCACATTTTTTGGATCTCAAGGAAGCGATTTTGTAGAGTCAACCAGTTTTAGTGCTGATGCTAGTACTTTACTACAACAAGGAGATCTAATTCAGTTTTCTGATACAGCAAATAATCTTGTAAGAAGTATCGTCCAATATGCTACGAAACCATTTGGATCAGCAAAAACAAGAATTTATCTGGACACAGTTCTTCCAGGAAATGTTGATAACACCAGCATTGTTCGTCTAAGACCAAAACTTGAAAATCCAAATTCAGGAACCTTACTTTACTCAACTGGTAGTAAGCAAGTAGAAAAAATTTCTGCTGGAGGAAGTGATACTAAAATCAAGTATTACTTCCGTAGAGACTTTGTAACTGTAGCTTCTGCTAGTGGTGGAACAATTACATTTGCCGCACAACTTCCATTTGGAACACAAAGGTTTGCCGCATTTACAGAAAGTAATTTTGTAATCACTATTCTAAATCCTGGTTCTGCTCCAAATATTCAAACAGGTGATATCATTTATGTCAATCCAGATGCTGTTCAAATATCTTCATCTACTGATAGTGCTAGTGGATTAACTTCAGGAAGTATTACTCTACAATTACCGTCAACGTATTTTGGAACTATTCCAACCAACGGAACATTCCCCAAGTTAAAATTAACGGCAACTCTAGAAGTAAGTAACGCAAAACCAAGACTTAAGACATCTGTTACCAACAAAAGAATTATTGTTGCTTCTGCTGGAGATAGAGTTATCCCATTTAGAGGAAAAGATGCTGATGATGAGGTAATTGATATTTTATCATATTCAGATGCCTACAAATTAAGATACGTTTATGAAGGGACAACTACTCAACCACCAGAAGTAGATACTGCTGGTAATTTAGTATCTGGAACTGATGTATCTTCAAGATTTACTTTTGATGATGGTCAAAGAGATACCGTTTATGATGTATCAAGAATTGTTTTAAAACCAGGGTTTGAGCCAACTATTGGTCAGTTATTGATTGCATTTGATTATTTTGAGCATTCTCAAGGAGACTTCTGTACTGTAGATAGTTACTTGCATGAGGATGGAGTTACTGAAGATGAAATTCCTTCTTTTAATTCCTCAGTTCTTGGAAATATTGAACTGAAAAATGTATTAGATTTTAGACCAAAGGTTGATAATTCTGCAATTATTGCGGGTTTCCAAGATACTGCATCTTTGGCGATCACAACTGGAAAATTCTCTGGATCTGGTTCTGTTATTGCATCAACTCCTGCTCCAGATCCAAACTTAGAATATACATTTTCGTTTAGTCAAGTTCAATACTTAGATCGTATTGATGGAGTATTCTTAAATAAAAAGGGAGAATTTTTTGTAAAGGAAGGTAACTCTTCTCTCAATCCGTCAAAACCAGATACTATTGATGATAGTATTCCTCTATTTTATATCTACGTTCCAGCATATACAAAAACTGGTAAAGATGTGAGGATTACTCCTGTAGATAATCGTAGATATACGATGAGAGATATTGGTAAACTCGAAAAGCGTATTGAACGTTTAGAGTATTATACAACTCTCAGTATTCTTGAGCAGCAAGCTCTTAATATGCAAGTCAAAGATGAAATCGGATTGGATAGATTTAAGAGTGGTTTCTTTGTTGATAATTTTGAATCTCATAAAGTTGGTAATTTGGCATCTACAGATTATCAATGTTCTGTTGATACACAACAATCTGTTTTAAGACCTCAATCTAAAGAAGATTCTATTACCCTAAAAGAAGTTAATACAAGACAAGATCAAAGATCTGTATCTGGTTATCAAAAATCTGGAAATATTATAACACTTCCATATTCTAATCTTTTATTGATAGGAAATTCTTTTGCATCAAAAAAAATCAATCCAAATCCATTTGTTGTTATTCAATACGTTGGAGATGGAGAGGTTATTCCTAATATTGATCATTGGTATGATCAAACTGTAAATCCCATTGTTGTTGATACAAATACAAGTCTTTTTAATATATTCTTGGCAAAAACAAATTCTCAAGAAAGTTTTTCAAGTTTATATAATTCATTTATTGTTAATTGGGTTGGAACTGCACCAGCATTTACATCAATTAATTCATTGGGAGAAGTCAATAGTCAACAAGCAAATTCTTCTGTTACCTCTGCTTCTATATCAAGCTCATCCAATATTAGTCCACAAAATAATGATATAGCAAAAGGTGTTCAAACAAAGTCTGTAAAGGGTAATATTGTATCATCGGCACTGTCATTTTTTACTAGAAGTATAGCAGTAAAATATGTTATTAGAAGACTTAAGCCAAATACCATTGTAAATGTTTTTCTTGAAGGAAGAAATATAAATCGCTGGGTTAATCCAGACTTAAGATTTACTGGTGTAGCAGGTAACTCTTCATCAGCATTCAATGGGCAAGTTGTTACAGATGAAAATGGAAATGCTAGTGGTATTGTTTTAATTCCTGCTGGTGTTCCACCAAGAGAAAATGCAACTTGGACTGGAGATATTGATACAATTGATTATGATACAACTGGTCAGGAAATTAGGATCACAACAGGAGTATTAACATTTAGATTTACATCTAGTTCAACATATTCAGAAAAAGATAAAGATAGTGCTAGCACATATGCAGAGGTTAAGTTTTATGCAACTGGTATTCTTCCAGAAAATCCATCTAGCATCGTTTCAACAAAACCAGCATATTTTAAATCAAATGAAGGTGTTCAAATAATTGATAATAATACAGCAAATCCACTCAGACCAAACCCTCTTGCTCAAACATTTAAAATTGAAAATTATAGTGGTGGATTATTTACTACTGGTCTTGATTTATTCTTCTCTAGTAAGAGTGATAATATTCCAATTAAAGTTTATATTAGTGATGTTATCTCTGGTAAACCAGGAAAAAATATTGTTCCTGGATCTGAAAAAGTTCTTACCCCTAATACTTTCTTAAAGTGTTATGCAAGTGGTAATGTAACTATTACAAAAGGAGAAAATGTCACAGGAGCAAGTTCTTCAGCAAGTGGACCAATTTTAAAAGTAATCGATAAAAATGGAGTAGAAGTTATTGCATCAACATCAAATACTTTTTCTCTTACTAACGAACAAGTTTATACGCTTGTCCTAAGTAATCATAATGGAAAATCATTTAAAGAAAATGAAGATCTCAATATTCCTTCCGTTACACTAGCTAATGCTATTAACGGAACAAGTCTAAAATTAACAATCGCAAAAAATAGCGGTAAACTATCTGATATTAAAGTAAAAACAACTGGTCAAAATTATACTAGTGCTATTCTTACCATTGAAAGTCCACAACTTCCTGGTGGAGCTGTAGCAACTGCTCGTATTGAAGTTTCTAATGGAAAAATTTATAATGCTGAGATTTCTCTCCCAGGGTTTGGATATACAGAACCACCATCTGTCGTTGTAAAAGGTGTTGGTAATGGTGCTGGTGGTTGTGAGATGGAAACGTTTATTGAGATTGATACCCCAGCAGTTACAATGGGTGTTGCTGTAGATACGGCTGGTGTTACTAACTCAACAATACCAACAAATTTTGCGTTTGATTATCCAGTTTATCTACAAAATGATACTGAGTATGCTTTAGTAGTGGAAACAGATTCCGTTGATTATCAAGTTTGGGCATCAAAACTTGGCGAAATTGATATTGCTACTAGCACAGTAATTACCACACAACCTTCTCTTGGATCAGTTTATAGATCACAAAATGTTGATAATTGGACTGAAGATTTGTTTGAGGATTTAAAGTTCAACTTATATCGTGCCAAGTTTGATATATCTAGAACAGCAGAGTTACTAATAACAAATAATAATCTAGGATATGAAAAACTAGATACAAATCCATTTGAAACTAATGCAAGCTCTAATACAAATGCGTCTTCTAAGTTATTCAAAAATAATAATGGTATTGTAAAAGTAACTCATAAAAATAATGGATTTGAAACCTCTGGCAAATCTTATGTTTTCTTTAGATCAGCTTTAGAAACATCAGGAGTAACTGCTGATATTCTAAACAATACATTATTCCAGATAAGTAATTCTGGTATAGATACTTATAATATTACTTCTATCTCAAACGCATCAGCAAATTCATTTGGTGGCGGATCTGATGTATATGCTTCTTACAATAGAAAATTTGAAATTCTTTATCCACAAATCCATTACTTAACTTTAACTGGAACAAAATTAGAAAGTTCTGTCAAAACTACAAATATTATTCCAGTAGATTCTTCTACAACAAACTATGTGTCATATTCACAAACGTCTGATTATGAAAAAACTTTCCTCAATGAAACTCATTATTTTACAAATCAAAAAGTAATAACTTCAAGAATTAATGAAACTTTGAATAATCTCACAAGATCACTAACATATAAATTACAATTATCATCAACTAAGGATTATTTGTCTCCTCTTATTGATCTCTCAAGTGCTTGTGTAAAACTCTCTACTAATAGAATTGAATATGCTTCTGGACAGGAAGATCGTTTTGGAAGGAGAGATCAAATCATTGAGTTTTATCCAGTATATCAATTCCAATTAACTGGAAATGGTACTACTGCTATTCAATCTAACCAAACAGTTAAAGGTAAATCAACCAAAGCTACTGGAACTATTGCCAAAATTAGTGGTTCAAATGTTTGGGTTCGAGTATCTACATCTCAATTTTTTGAAAAAGGGGAGGGTGTAGAACTAGGAAATCAACCTACATTGACTGCTGTAGTTATTGATTCAAATCCAAATCAGGTTTTTGCAACAATTCCAGACTCCTCAACAATTGTAGCAAGAAACCCATCTAGTATCTTACAAACTTATGATAATACTATAACTGGAAAAACAGTTTTATGGAATAATAAAACCCAAGAACTTTTTGTAAGAAATGACGCACAACCAATCAATAATGATTTTACTGGAAGAATTGTTGACAATCCTAATTATAATAGAAATTCAGTAGTAACTTCTCAAGCTGCTGATATTTTTAGAGTTGGAGATATTGTTAAGTATCCCAATCAACCAAATGATGAAGCTTCTTTCTTACAAGTCGGTAAAGTTAGGTATGATGATGGTATTGATTTTGTTCCCGACAATACATCAAAGAATAGTTCTTCAATTGCTAAGTATGTGACTAAGGAAGTTAGTATTAGTAATCCCGCAACTTCTATTGATGTTCGTTTAACTGCTAATATTAAAGATATTTCTAATATTCAAGTTCTATACAGATTTAAAAAAGCATCAAGTCAAGAAAACTTTGAAGACATCGATTGGATCTACTTTAATACATTAGGAAGTCCAGACACTTTAGAAATAGCAAGTAGTGAAAATACAATTTCCGCTACCACAGAGAAGCAATCTTCATACCAAGAATTCAAATATAGTATTTCTAATTTGCCAGAATTCTCATCGTTTGCTGTCAAGATTGTAATGAAATCGGTTGATCCTGCTTATGTACCTAAGATTCAAGATATTCGTGCTGTAGCTTCATTCTAATTTATTAATTTCCGCTTATGGATTTTTCAAAAGTAGAAGGTCATGATGGTCTTGTAAGGGACCAAAACACAGGTGCTATCATTAATTTAGATGATGCTGCTATAGAAGCTAGAAGGAAATCAAAACATCTGAGTTCCGCGTTGGAAGATATAAATATGTTGAAGAATGAAGTCTTTGAGATCAAATCTTTACTAAGAGAGTTAATAAGAAATGCCAATTCTTAGAAGTGTTGCCAAGACAGATACATTTGAACAGCAACGATTAAAAATTAACGAAATTGCCAATGAGCTGTTTTTAGTTCAAACTTCTGTTGGTCAAGGTGCTTTCAGTATGAGTGATGGAACAGTGCAATCTCCAGCACTGTTTTTTACAAATGCAACTGATGTAGGAATTTATAGGGGAAGTTCTGGAAAACAATTAATAATTGGTGCAGAAGGGAGTGCTGTAGCATCTTTTAATTCTTCACATTTGACTGCTTTACAACCAATAAGAACTTTATCTTCCGTAATACCAACAGGAAATGCATCATTAACAATTTCAAATCCTGGTTCTTTATACAATATTGGCACTTATCCAAAAGCAAAATTATCAGGTGGTTCTGGAAATGGAGCTAGAGCATCTGTTGTTGTTTCTGTTGTTGGGAATATAACTAATGGCGGAAGTAGTTATGCCGCAGGTAATTATTCTGATGTCCCTCTAACGCAGGGATCTGGAACTGGTATGCGAGCCAGTATCACAGTTACTGCTTTTGATGGATCTGTAACTGCAGCAGGAACTGGAGGATCAAGTACATCAACATTTAACAACGTTTCATTAACAACTATTACTGGCACAGGTACTGGTGCCGTTGCAACTATTAGTACTAATCAGTTTGGACCTAATATTGGGGTTGGAACTGTTACAATTACAAGTGTTGGTTCTGGTTATCAGCCTGGTGATATTCTTTCTGCGGCACCTGGAAGTATTGGAGGAGTTACTGGATTTAATTATACATTAACTGGATCTGGCAATGTTTCACAATTAACAGTTACTTCTGGTGGTTCTGGATATACAGTTGGGAATGTTTTATCTGTCAATAATACAAATTTGGGCGGATCTGGAAGTGGATTACAATATACTATCACTTCAATTGGAGCAATATCAAGCATATCCGTTACTAATGGTGGCGATAATTATAAGACTGGTGATATATTAACAATATCACAGTCAGAATTAGTTGAAACAGTTACAACTTATGTAAAAATTCTTCCTACACAACTTATAGAATTTACAGGAACTTTGCCAACTACTGGATTTACAGTTGGTAGTACTGTAACTTACAATGGGGCAACTGCTACTGTTGTAAAAGTATTTACAACTGGGTCGTCAATAAATGCTGTTACAGTAAATGAGTTTGATTTAGTTTTCGCTAATGGTTTAACCGCATCTTCTGGTGGAGCGACTGCTACAGTATCTGCAATCACAAATGCGTTAAATTATTTCTTTAGCCCTACGCCTAGTGGTACATATACAAATATCCCAGATTTTACATTCCAGAAAAATAAAAGATTTGAATTTGTTCAATCAGATCCTACAAATATTGGTCACCCATTACGTTTTAGTACAACAAGAGATGGATTTCATACAGTTGTTGTGCCAAATCCAACAGAATATGGTGAAAAATATGAGGGATCAGAAGTAGATTACAGTTATACTTCAAATTCTCTTGCTATCATTCCAAACGATAGTACTCCAACAACGCTTTATTACTATTGTGATGCTGGATTTGAAGGTGGAAACGCACACTTAGATGAGGGCGGGTATAATAATAGAGAGGGTGTTATTACTATAAGTGGGTCCGCCCCATTAGTTGGCAGTGGAATTTCTTTAACAGTTGGAACAGTAACAGAATCTTCAAATATAATATTAGAAAAAGATGGCACTAGTTTATTAGGAAATACTACTACTGGTGAGTTAGTTGTTGTTGGGGACTTGGAAGTTAATGGAGATTCTATTTTCTTTGGAGATCTCAATGTAAGTAATAATTTTACTATTGCTGCAGCGACTGGAAATACTGCAATCGCTGGTACGCTTACAGTAAATGATGATCTATCATTTTTATCAGATGCCGCATTTGGATCGACTTTATATGTTGATTCTGTTAACAACAAAGTATCTGTAAATATAGATCCCGCAGTAACTCCACTAACTTATCAATTTGAAGTTGATGGTGATGTAAAAAATACTGGAGATGCATATCTTTCTTCTGCTTCTGGAAAATATGTTAGAATTGGAGATATTGCTAATCTAGCTGGAACTTCAAGATTGCAAGTTGATGGTTCTATTTCTTCTACTAATGGATATAGAACATCACCATCTAATGACATTAAAATACCATCATACACATTCACTGGTAACACAAGATATGGTATTGGATTTAATAGTAGTTCTCTCACATTATCCGCAACTGTTGGAAATGGAGAATCTCTGAGATTTGGAGATTTAGTTACTACTTCATACAGAGATTTAAATTTTGATTATAAAGTTGTTACTAGCACATCTATAACTGGTGGTAGTGGATATACAAATGGATCTTATAGTGGTATTCAACCGACTGGTGGATCTGGAACTGGATTTACAATCGATGCCACAGTTTCTGGAAATGCTTTAACTGGAATTGTAGTTACAGATAGTGGAGTTGGTTATGAAATTGGAGACGTTCTTACTGTCAATTTAGCAGGCATTCCAGGTGCCACTGGAGCAACAGTAACAATTACAAATACAACAATCACAAATACAATTTCAGCTGTTGTTTCAACTGGAACGATTACTGTTAATGCTCTTAATACTGTTGGATCTGGTATTCTAGTAGATAATAAATTATCAATTGACGGAACTTCAATATCTTCAACTCAAGATGAAGACATTACTGTTGTTCCAGGAGCTTCTTCTAGATTACTTTCTGTTTCTGGAACTGGTGGTGTAAAACTTCCAGTTGGTAATTCTACAAATAGACCATCTGCTACAACTGCTGGTATTATTAGATATAATACTCAAACTTCTCAATATGAAGGATCTAATGGCGTTAACTTCATTTCTCTTGGTGGTGTAAGAGACGTTGATGGAAATACTTTCATTATTGCTGAAGAAACTGTTGGTGAAAACGATAATGTATTGTATTTTTATAACGATGGTGCGAATTCTGCAAGATTAAAGAGAACAGAATTAGAACTTGTAACTGCTCTAAAAATTTCGGCAAAAGACACTGAAAATAAAACACTATGGAAACCATCCACTGCACTTACTTTAAACACATATGTATATTTTGGTGATAACATTTATGAGGTAACATCAGCAGGGACAACAGGATCAACTGGTCCATCTCATACCACTGGTGCTGCTGAAAATGGATCCGCAACCTTAACTTGGATCAGTGATAGTTATACTAATTTAGAAATTCGTGGAGACGAAATAAAATTAGGAACCAGAGTAAATATTAATGATAAATTAAACATCTATGGATATGGCAGCGGGGCGCAGAGTTTAATTTTAGAAAATACATTACTTACTACAAAATTTGCTTTTGGTAATATTTTAGGGGTTCCTGATACATTACTAACAGTGAACGGGGCAAATGGTAGTCTAGAAATTAATAGAAATTATGATACATCCAGTGTAGAAAATAATATTTCCATCTTAGATAAGACACTGAAATTCTTCCAATTAAATGATGTTCGTAATGAAACATTTTCAGATACTTTAACTAAGGGAACGAGTGAAATTACAGCAACAACCTGTATAGACGTGGCACAACATTCTTCGGCAAAAATATTTTTATCTGTACACAACATAACAACAGGGGATAAGCAAGTTGCTGAATACAATGTCATTGCTAAAGATTCTGATATTGTTGCCGTGGAGTATGGTAACATAAATACGGGTAATACTGATTTATATGCTGCTGCGTTTGATTTTGATGTAACTAGCAATGTTCGTATTACTATAACTCTTTCATCTGGAGTTGCGAATGGTAATATTGTAAAAATAGTTGTTAACAAAATTCAAATTAAAACGTAACTTACCATGGCTACTACAATACAAACATTTAACTCTAGAAGTGGATTTGGAATTGATCGAACTTCTTTAATTTCAAATACACTTGATGTAAAAAATGTTAATACTTTAGAATTACAAAATTCAAATTTTATTGATGGGTCCAGTAAAAAATTTATCTTAAAAGGAAATAGTACTACTACATTGGGTACAGACAATGCTGGATCCGCAATACCAATTTCTAATAATACAGTTAATTTTATTACATCTCATGTAATTGGTGTTGATCCAACTGGAGCGGGTCATTACTCATTAAAAAATGAAGTAGTAATTAAATGTGGACCTTCTGGAATTATTGAAATTCTTTCTTCATTAGATACTATCATTAAAGATAGCATTCCAACTGGACAAACTTGGACAGTTTCTCCTAGCACTCCCCAAGCAAACGCATTTAGTTATTTTGTTACCAGAAGTGGCACATCTGCTGCTATCAAATGGTTTGCATATTCTGAGGTAGTTAAAGTTGTCTGGACCTAATGCTAAATAATACAAGATAGATACCAGAACTCTCGGAGCACCAAGGGCAAATGAGTTTAGAATTAAATGCTGACAAACAGTATATTAAAGGCACCAATCCTCAAATTCTAGGAACTAGCGAATTTACAGTACGTTCTGGTACTGGAACTAGTGAAAAGGAGTTAATGCGTTGGCAGTTAGATCCGACGCAACAACTTACTCGTGTTGGCATTAATAGAAATGGTCAGCAAGTAGAAAAAATTACACTTACAAACACAGGTGGTGGATACTCTTCTGCTCCATCTGTAATTATTAGTGCTCCGACTGGAACAGGTGGAGTTCAAGCTACTGCTAGTGCGCTTATTAATCTTGGCGTGATCGCTGCTGTTGTCATTGATAATCCAGGTAATGGATATTTATCTGCTCCCACGATAAGTTTTACAGGTGGTGGTGGGACTGGAGCTTCTGCAACTGCTTCCTTAAACAAGATTGAATTCGAATTAGATGTAAACGGTGCTATTAGAACATCAACTTCTATTATTTCAGATACTGCTAGAGTTATTAATCTAGACTTTGTAAATCTTACAACTGCAGATGGGACTTTTCGTGCTCCTCAATTAAAATTATATACTAATAATACAGGATTATCTTGGTTACCAAATACTAATGTAACTAAAGACACATTTAGATATTTTCAAGATAATATTTATAGGGTAAAAACAAGCGGAACCACTGGATCTAATGCTCCTACTCATACTACGGGAACAGTAACAAATGGAAGTACTGAATTAGAACATGTAGGATTTAGAGTTAATAGTTCTTCTTTGCCGCTGTTCGGACTTACTGGAGATGGTCTTTTTCCAAGATCAGTTACTCCATTACAGGGAGATAGATCTGATAAGATTGCTACAACCGAATATGTTCTTGGTCTTGCCACAAATGACGTTGGTGGTCGTATATATGTTTCGCAGCAAATTGGTTCTGATTTAAATGATGGTCGTTCAGCAGTTGCTCCTGTTAGAACCATTAAAAAAGCTTGTCAAATTGCTACCAGCACAGTTGGTGTCAGAGAAACTGTTATTGTTTCTGGTGGAGATTACGAAGAAAATAATCCAATTTCCCTTCCACCAGATTGTTCAGTTGTTGGTGACTCTCTCCGTATTGTTAATGTAAGACCATTAAATGCTGGCAAGCATATGTTTAAGTTTGCCGACAAAAACTATATTACTGGTATTACATTTAGAGATAAACTAAATGCTTCTGGTGGTTCTGCTTTTACTTGGGACTTTGCTTGCGTATTTGATGATAGACAAAGAATTTATTATGACTTAAATAGTGGTGGAGATTATTTCAGAAAATTACCAATTGGTTATCAAATATTTGGAAGACAAGAAACAAGAGTATTTTTTACTGCTAATTCTGCTACAACCGACAAAATCGCAGTTGGAGAAACTATTCATGGATCAATTAATGGTGCAAGTGCTACAGTAATTGCTGTTTCGTATAATGCTACAACTGGTGATCAAGCATTTGATAAAGGATTTGTTGATGTTGTTTTAAATCCAAATAGTAATCAACTAGATATTGGAGCTGATTTCTTATACGGTGGTCCTGCTACAACCCTGGGAACATTTACAGTACCATGGGTAGCTAATACAGCATTTGCTGCTGGTGTATATCTATGGGTTGCTGGAACAACTGGAACAGCTGGAAGAGTATATGTTACTACCGCAGCTATTACAACTGGTGCTTCTGTACCAGTTCATACTACTGGAACACAATCAAATCTAACCTATGTAAGAGATCGTTTTAGATTTACCTCTACAACTTCACGTTCAATTAGAGCAGAAGGCGAAGTTGTAGAGATTGGACAAGATTTAACCACGGAACACATCATTACAAGAATTGATGCATCTTCTACAGCATATAATACTTATGGTGGTGTTGTAATCTATACAAATAGTAGTTCTTCTGGTAATCCTGTTGGAGTATCAGGTATTCATAATTTTAAAGAGGGGGAAGAAATTGAAATTACTGGTCTCCCAACATCATCTCCAGATCTTTCTTGGTTGAATGGAAAGCAAAGAGTTTATAAATTTATTGAAGATGCTGATAGTAGATCAAGAAGGATAGTCATTTCAAAACAAGGAAGTAGAGTAGGATTTACAGATAGTAATTTTAGTCCAAGCTCGGTTAATGCAACTGCTAAATTAAAATCATATTCTCACTACATTACACTATCACTTCTAAACTCTCCAAACAAATTTAGAATTACAGATCCTGTAGGAGGCGCGACAGCTGGTGCCAGGTTCCAAGATGCTTGTACTCTAATTAGAAATAATGTAGAGTTTATTAAAGATGAAACATATCAAATTATTGCAGACGATTTCCATCCAAATTTTAATATTTCTTCGATTAAGACTACTAGTGGAACTGGATTAGATTTAGGAAAAGTTATTTTAGAAATAACAACTAGTGCTGCTCACGGATTCCATATTTCTGATGATATTACTATTAAAAAACTAGGATCAACTTTTGCAAATAATTTATTAAATGGTGATTATACTGTTACGAATGTAATAGGCACTACAGTTCTTCAAGTTCAATATGCAGGAACTATTACATCACTTGGTTTAACATCAGGAAGTACCTACACATTTGTAACTGCTCCTTCTTTAGGACAAGCTACACAAGGAACTGTAGGGCAATTTAGTTTTAGTGGTACAGCAGTTACTGGAAATCAATCTTATACTAACATAGCTCAGTCAACAAGTTCTGGATCTGGTAATGGAGCAACATTTAACGTTAGTCGTTCTGGTGGAGTATACACATCTGTAACTGTAAATAATACTGGCGCTGGATACATACCAGGCGATACAATTACAATTCCAGGAACATCTCTTGGTGGCACATCGGCAAACAATATTACTGTTAAACTAGCAAGTATTGGATATAGACCTAATCTTCAAAGAAAATTCTCCACACCAAATGAAGCAAAATGTCGTAGAGATATCGGACATCTTGTAAATGCTATCATTATGGATCTTGAGTATGGTGGAAACTATCACGTAGTCGAAGCAGCAAAAAGATATAGAACTAATGGAGTTCTGGGTTATGTTGGAAATGAATTAGCATGGACAGTTAGATCGATTAATGTCGCAAGACTGCTATGTCTATATGCTATGCGTAATTGGAATTTGAATAGTGGATTATATAATCAAATTGATTATGTACCACAATTTTCTACACTGCCACGTTACGTTGATGGAACAGTATCAGAAGATACTAGTGGAGCTGGATCTACAGGTTTCACATGTAGTAATGTTGCTAGTGCTATTGATACTTTAGCATATCTTTATGCTGATATTTTATCAAATAAGCAAAACCCAAATACTCCCTCAATTAGCACTAGGAATGATGCTGGTTATCTCATCATGCGTAATGCTGATTTCATCGCATCTGAGGCACTTGGATTTGCTAAAGCATTATTCCCAACACTTGGGTTAACATCAGATCAAGAAAGAAAGTGTAAGAGAGATATTCGAATTGTATTACAGGGTCTTACACGAGATATAATTGCTGGAGGGAACAGTGGAATTGTAACTGCCGCAGAGTCTTACTTTACTGGAGCAACACTAACTGGTCTACCAGCAAATGAACTTACAGCAACTAGATATGCTTTTACTAAGGTTGCGGAATTAGCAATTCTTGCAATGAGAAATTGGAAGACAGGAACTGATGGTACTGGCGCTCTTTATATTCCAGTACATGAAACTGTTATTCCTTTACAAAGAGAGTATGGTCCAGTAGGAAATATTCAAGAAATAGTTTTAGTTGACCCCGCTGCAAATAAGTGCGCTACTATTGTAGCTGCTATCAACACAGAGATGGGAATATTTGATAGTATTTTAAGTGGTTCTGTTACACCAGGAACAATAGCAAAAACCTACGGCACTTTATATGATCCAACTATTACATATCCAGAAAATGTAATGGTTGATCAAGATGGATTTTATATTACTCCCAGAGGAAGATGGGATGATCTACCTTTCATTGAAGGATCGCCATATATCCAAAATGCTTCTGTAATTTCATTCTTAGGAGGTGGTGGATGTGAAATTGATGGATCAAAAGTTAAATCACCAAACTGTCCTTTCCCTGGTTTAGAGCAAGATGGAAAAGCAAGTAATCCAAATCAAGGAAAATCAATGGTTGCTGCTCAGTTTACCATTGTTTCTTTTGGTGGGGTTGGTTATAAAATCAATAATGATGGATATGCTCAATTAGTTTCCGTATTCGTTCTATTCTGTGCTGATGGTGTATTAGCAGAATCTGGTGGATATGTTTCTATTACCAACGCAGCAACTAACTTCGGACTTTATGCGTTGCGTGCTGTAGGATATAGAAAAGACCCATATGTATTTGATGTTGGAAAAATTAAAGAAATTAGTGAGACAATTACTGGAAGAACAATTTTAAAAGTTGAATTACTTGGAAGAAAACCACTAGAGCATTATGTTATAAAAATTCCTGGGTACGTCAATCAAACTGAAGCAATAGAATATACTATTGAAAAAGTAACCTCTTCTTCTATTGGTCCAATTTTTGAATCGACATTTGAAGTTAATGCTGCAATGATGCTGAAGAGATCTTCAGATAATGTACTATTCAATGCTCCACTAAGTACGGCTGAATTTGTTGGGAAAACAATCAATTTTCTTAGACCATCCATTGTTAACTCTTCAGGACATACTTGGGAATATGCTGGTTCTGGAATTAATTATAATGCATTACCAGAAAATGGTGGTATAAAAAAAGAATTATTCGAACAGGTATCCGAGAATTATGGGCGTGTATATACCTCAGGTACTGATGAACTTGGTGACTTCAAAGTAGGTTACTTTGCTAAGATTGAAAACAGAACTGGTAATATTACATTCACTGGTACAGTTTCGATCTCGGAAGTTGAATTCCTTAAGTTGAAAGGTGGCGACGTTGTTGTTACTGGATTTTCTGCTGATAATACTTTAGGTGGTGCTAATGCATTAAATAGTCTACTACCAACTCAAAAAGCAGTTAAGGATTATATTACAACAAATCTTGGCTCATATGTCAATAAACCATTCTCTACAAATGCTATTCCTAGAGCACTTGTAGAACTCACAGACAGTGGTAAGATCTCTATTGACCAAATTCCTGCTTTAAGACCATTTAGCGTCTTTACGGTTGCTGATCAATCAGAGAGATTAAATCTTGAAGGAGCCCTAGCTGGTGACATTGCTATTCAAGCAGATACAAGCACCTCATTTATTTTGAATAATGACTTAAGTAGTCTTTTTGCAGCATTCCCAGTCAATACATCATTACAGTTTACAATCAATAATCTATTTACTTCTAGTCCAAGTGGTGCTCAAATTCAAGCAAAAGAATATAGACAGGGTGTAGTTTTTCAAATTAATCTTACTAACGCTGGATCTGGATATACGCAAGCACCAAATATAAGTTTTAGTAACCCACAACAATCTGGTGGGGTTTTACCAACTGCGGTAGCTACTATAGCAAATGGACAAGTTACAAGTATCAAAATTACATCAAATGGTGGAATATTTGGTGGTAGAGGATACACTTCTGCGCCTACTATTACTATAGCGTCTCCTGGTGGAGCTGGAATAACTGCTACAGCAATAGCTTTACTTGAAAGTAGGTTATATGGCGATATCACTAATAATAAAAAAGTACTTGATACCGATACAATCCTATCTTCAAATTCAACACCAGTTCTTGTAGACATTAGTAGAGTTGTTAATACTTCATCATTCATTGCATCAAACTGGGTTTCACTTTCATCTAATCAAGTTGCCGCAGATCAAATTACCAGTGGTGTAATTTCAACTTCAAGATTAGCAACAAATGCGGGTGCTGCAAACTCGTTCACATTCTTAAGAGGCGATCAGTCATATGTAAAAGCAACTCAAACAATTAGAGGAACTGAAACACGTTATTTTGTAAAAACCTCATCTTCAACAGGGGCTGGTGGTCAACAATTATTCTTTACAGAATCAAATGCTGCTCTTATATTAAAAGGTCATAATATACCTACTCTTGCTGGAAATGGTATTGCTCCTGGAACATCTGTTACTAGCATTACATTAAATGCTGGATTATATACTGTTAATATTAATAATCCAACATCACAACTTATTTCTGCAGGATCTATTGTTGAATTTTCACGCCCGACTTCTCCATTAGTAATTGATACACCATTAACAGATAATAATTATATTTCCACTGTTGTTATTGTAAGTCCTGGTTCTGGATTTACAAATGGTGTTTATACAAATGTAGGTCTACAAGGTGGTTCTGGAACTGGTTTGAGAGCAGATATTACTGTTACTGCAGGAGAGATTTCATCTGTAACAGTAATAGAACCTGGAAATGGATATAATGAAGACTTTACAATTACTGGATTTTCAACTAGTCTAGGAACTTTTGGTGTTGGTTTAGTATTAAGTGCGAAGAAAAATTCTGTCCTAAAATATGCTGGCAATATTATTCTAGATGTTACAAGAGTATCAGACTCTGCAATTGATACTTATTCAACTGTTGGCGTAGCTAGATTTTTACGTACTCAAAATACTACTAACGAACAAGCAGGATTTATTATTAATGCCGATGGTAATGGATCGATTGCTATAAAAACTGGTCAGGGAAGTGGTTTAAATGCTGATAAATTGGATAACCAAGATGGTGGACACTATCTAAATGGGGTTAATTTTAATGTTGGAAGTATTGGACCTGATAAACTTACAACTGGTAAATTTAATATTGATTGTAATAATGCGGAGACGAGCAAACTGATCACTGCTCTCGACCAAGGATCTTCCGATCCATTACCATCTGGGACAGGCGACGCGGGCGTCCGTGCGGATCTGAGAAATAATTCAGCAAACGGATTAAACGATGGTGGAACAAGAAATTTTGTTCTTAATCTTAGAAATGGTATTGATGCTTCTTATGGCGGTGTAAGACAACTTTCATTTACAGATAATAATAATTTGTGGTTGCGTGGTTCTGGCACATCACTGACAGCATGGTCTTCTTGGTTTAAAATATGGCATTCTGGTAATGATGCTTCTACTGGATCTGGATCTGGACCAGACGCATTTAGACTTAGTAATAAATTAGAAGAATTTTATAGAACCGCATATAATATTAATGTTGGTCAATTATCTGATAATAGAATTCCCTTCTATCAAACAGCAAAAGCACATGATGATAATATTTCAATTCGTTGGCAAAAACTTGCGATAATATACGACTTTTATATTCCAAATCAACTCTTATCTGGAGCGCCAAATGGAAATCCTGATACAAACCCGTTTTCCCTAGGGAAAAATGTAAAACTATTCCAACCAAATGGAGTTGAAAATGGCGTTGTACAGGTAACATCAGTTTCTAACAACGCAGCATCTGTCACTGATACTAGTTTGAGATTTAGTATAGTTAGGGCTAGAGTAGTTAGTGGAGCTGTTATTGTTGGTGGAATACAAGCTGTAAAAATTGGTGCAGATATTTCTAATAGTGTTGTCTTCGCAGATTTTACAATAACTACAGACAATACAATTGAGGTTGCTAAATTACAATCAACTTCTGGAACAGCTCTTCTCAAATTAGGTAGAGTTGATGGGGTTGCGTCATCTCCAGCCATACACTTTAATAGCAGTGATTCTGCGGCAACTTATAATGTTGCTTTAATTTCTTCTGGTGGTACATCAACTACTGGAAGTGGAAGTCTCAATATTGTTGCTGGCAGTACTAATGCTGTTACGATAAACAATAATAAAATTTGGAATGAGGGAAATCTAACATTTTCTACTGGAATAAGTGGATCTTCCTATGCCGCTGAAGGAAATGGTAAAGCAGCAATAAGAGATGGTAGTGGTAATATTGCTTTTAATAGTATTATTGGAACTTTAACTGGATCTGCTTCTCTCAACGTATTGAAAGCAGGCGATACGATGACTGGTAACCTCAACTGGGGGACTACTGGTTTCGGTTTAACTTGGGGAATGAATACTGATGGAGCATCCATCAAGTTCTACAATACTGGAGATAGTGACGCAGATTCAAGATTAGAGTTCCAAACAACTGATAATAATAATGAATATTTTAGATGGACACATCTCACTGGATCAACAACGTATGAATCAATGCGATTGGTTCCTAATAGTGACACTAATGCTGAACTTCGTGTTAGAGGTTTCTTAAATGTTGGTGGAGATCCAAGAACTGCTGCTTATGCTCCTCTAACGGTTCGTATCAAGAATGCCGATGCTCCAACATCAGGAGATCAGGGATACTTCGCTACCGCTGTTCTCGAAAAACAATCTGCTACTTGGAACAGATTGAGATTTGATAGATCTGGTAAAGCTGAGTGGGGTGTTGCTTCAAATCCAAACAGTAACTTTGTTATTAGCAGACTTACCAATGCTATCGGAACTAACGGAACTGCTGATGATGACAACTTCTGCATTAAACTAACAAATGGATTTGTTGGTATTCAAACTGAAGATCCACAATATCAGCTTCAAGTTGTTGGAAGCTTTGCTGCCACATCCAAGTCATTCTGTATTTCTCACCCAACCAAAGAGAACCATAATCTCGTATATGGTTCGCTAGAAGGACCAGAACACGCAGTATATGTTCGTGGCAAGGCATCTAATGTAATTA